CCTATAACAACGGAACACTGGCCGCACTCCTAAAACGCATAAAACGGTAAAAAGACCAATTCTTCCCGTACGCCCTTGATTACCCCCGCACGCCCTTACTTCCCCTTGTTCATTCCGGCAATATTCTGCAATAATTTCAACACATAGAGTTTCACGTGGCGCACTTATTGTCTACTGATGTAAACGGTCATTTCAGGTCATCGACATGGAAAAGAAAGGACACAAGAATACCAGCAAGGTTGATCGGGCGCTGCATATTCTGCGCACAGCACAGCCGCTGACCGCAGAGATCCAAGAGCGGTGTGCGCGTATCCTGCGGAAAGCATAACAGCATGGCTAAGAATAAGCTCACAGCAAAGCAGGCGGCGTTCTGCCCACACTTTGTTAAATTGCACAATGGAAGACATGCCGTACACGCGGTAAGCCCTAAACTCAGCGATGCGTCAGCAGATTCTCTGGCCTGGAAATGGTTGAGTTTGGATAAGGTCCAGGATGAAATCGCCCGGCTCCGCAAAGAAGTCGAAAAGAGCACTCTAATGGACGCCGTGGAATGCGAGCGTCTTCTCGATCTATGCCTGAGAGCGAACCCAAAGAGTTATGTCGGCGAGACGGGAATCCCGAAAGACGTAAGCAAGCTGACCGACGATCAGGCCTTCGCCGTCGGCACGATAGAGACCTGGCACAAGGAAACCGCGGACGGCGGCGGTATTCTCGGCGGTACAACGCTGAAGTTGCTCAGCAAAGAGGCACTTTTCAAGCTGAAGATGAAGCGCTTGGGCTTATTGAAAGACAATATCATCCACGAGGTCGGCAAGTCGTTTGAAGACATGATGCGCGAGTTAAGTGGACTGCCACCGGCAGGGAAAGAGGGTAAAGGGTGACAACGGCAGTAGAGCCGACAATTGACCCCGCAAAAGAACTCCTGCGCAGATATAAGCAGGACTTTCCCTATTTTGCCCGAGAACGCATAAAGATCCAAACCAAAAAGGGCGATCTCATCGCTTTCCAATTCAACGAAGACCAGATAATCCTTGAAGCCATAGAAAAAGACATACTGAGCCGCGGCCGTCTTCTCCGCATGGTGATCCTGAAAGCCAGGCGGCGCGGCGTGTCAACTCATCGCATCGCCAAGAACTACCATCGGACCATCTTCAAATTCAATCGCTACGCCTACCACGTTACCCACGAACCCGACAGCAAGGACTTCCTGTTCTCGATGACCAAGCGCATGCACGCCAATAATCCGTGCCGGCCCAAGGAACTCTACAACTCCAAGTCAATTCTCGAATTTAACACCAAAGACCGGACGGGCATGGATTCGGCGATCCGCGTGGGCGCCGCCGGCAAGGACCACCTGGGCAGCGGTCAGCTCATCCACTATCTACACCTGAGCGAGCTCGCCAAGTATCCCCGCCATGCTGAGGCCAAATTACTGACATCGCTCCTGCAGTGCGTTCCCCGGGACCCGGATAGCGAGGTGGCCGTCGAAAGCACGGCGGCGGGCCTGGGCGGTGAATTCTACGAGTGGTTCTGGTCGGCGCGTTTCTTCTACGAGGTCTATCTGCACAAAGGCAAGCCCGTGTTCCGCGTGACCATCAGGCCTGACGCCGACGCCGAAAACGAATACGCGGCGATATTCATCCCCTGGTTTACGAATAGCGAATATCAGATGGATCCCGAGCCCGGATTCAAACGGACTACCGTAGACCATCCGGTATACGGAAACGAAGCCGAGATGGTGAGACTCTACGCGATCAACGACCGCCATCTGAAATGGCGACGCGTGATGATCGCCAATGAGTGCAAGGGCAAGCCGGAAGTCTTCCGCCAAGAGTACCCGAGTAACCCCGAGGAGGCCTTTCTGGCAACGGGACGCCCGGTATTTACGCCGATCAACGCCGTACTCGCCCGCAAGAAGGCCCTCGAGAAGGCGCAACGTGAAAAGGATTCGCGGAAATTCTATACGTGCATGTTCGGAACCGGGCAATGGCTTGTCGCCAATCCAGAAACAGGGGAACGTGGGACCGATGGACTCCTCCAGGTTTGGGAAGAGCCCCGACAGGGAGCGCATTATGTGGTCAGCGCAGATGTCGCCGAGGGGTTAGAGAAGGGCGACTGGGACAGCGTGGACGTACTCGAACAGTTGACCGGCCGACAGGTCGCTCACTGGCACGGTCATACGGCTCCCGATCAGCTCGCTGTTCTCCTATACCACATCGGCCACCGATATAATGTCGCCTGTGTAGCTCCGGAACGCAATAATCACGGCCTGACTACCGTGTCAAAACTCTTCACCGATCTCAACTATCCGAATCTCTATGTCGAGGAAGTCGACGATCCCCCGCATAAGAAGCGCAAGCGCTACGGTTGGCATACGACGTCAGCCAATAAACCACTGGCGATCGATGGCATGGCCGCAGATTTCCGAACTACGGCCGCCAACATAAACTGTGTGGAAACCCTGGGAGAAATGCTGTCCTTTAAACACGACAATGATGGCAGTATGGGCGCAGAGTCCGGGCGCTTCGACGACCGCGTGATGAGCTTTGCGATCGGAAATCACGTCAGGAAGACCCTGGCGCTGCCGTCGTCTTCGCCTGCGGTAGCCGTGCCGTCGGGGAGCCCGGTTCCGTCAACGCCGACAACGCCATCCATGGCTGGATTCACGTAATATGAAGAGGCCACAGTGATCAAACGATATCTAGTGACAATATCAAAACGGTCTTTAGCGCATGGGACATCAAGTTCCGTATCTTATTTCTCGACAGCCATTAATCCGGTAGTAGCTAATGCTGCTGCCCTGGTTATGGCTAAGTCGGTTTACCCGGACAATAAAATAGATGGCAGTGTGTTCGTCTGCGTAGAAGAACAGCAGCCGAGGACCTGGCTGGGCAGACTCTTCGGGCTTTAGGAGGCCTTTATGGGTAGCGTGGGAAGTCTGGCAGACAAAGTAAAAGATCGCTTCCGGAAGGCAGGCCGATTCAAGATGTCCCCGGAGAACGTCGTAAAGCTCATCAGGGCCAGGGACGCCAAGCTCATGAAGATCCTCGACGAGCACATGGGTGTATCAATGGCCGGTCTAATAGACGGCGAAGGTAATATAGACCAGCAAGCAATGAAGGGACGCATGATATTAGCCGGCGTTACGCTTAAAAGTATCACCCAGCACGCCGATCCACGGGATAACGGCATCGTGCTTTTCAAGAATGGCGTGGCGGAGATCGCCATCAGCCAGCCGTTTATCGACAAAAGAGGGCGGATAAAGTGCGTCATAGTTGAGCCAAGGTTTCTCATCGGAGACAATTTACAGTGCAGGTAGACCCGACAACAACTCTACCGGCCGACATGGCGCCGCCTACATATCGACCCTTTCAGGTCGAGAAGGCCACGGGTACGCCTCGCGACACGGCGTTACCTGAGATTGTCCCCAGTAGGCAGCCATCGGACGAGAATACCGCAACTACTTCTGAGCCCGTAGTTGCCGGTCTCTCCGGACACGTACGCAAGTGTTTCGAGGAGGCCAAGCAACACCTGGAACAATCGGGAGTCGCCGAGCAAATAATCTCGGCTAAGCGAGCACGAGATCTACAGTACGGCCAGACAAAACTCGCGCAGATCAGGGCAATCGAGGGACCGGATTACGACCCGCCTTACGATCCCATCATTGACGTCAAGTGCCGGGCTCTCGAAGCTTGGCTGTCCGACATTATCCTCAGCCACGGAAATCGTCCGTGGAGCATCGAACCCACGCCTATCCCCGATCTTCCCGATGAGGTCGCCCTAGTTGTCGAATCCATGGCTGAACAGCGGATGGCCGAGCAGGTTGCCCAGGAATACGAGCAACGGGCTCAGCAGGCCGCTCAAGGCGGACAACCCATACCGCCGCCGCCCAGCGTAGACGACGTGCGTGCGCGTACCGAGCAGATTCTTCCCGAGATGAAGACAATGTTCGTCGCCGAGATGAAGCGCAGGGCTCGTGAGGCCTGCGACAAGATGACGGCGAAGATAGAGGACCAGCTGGCAGAAGGCGGATGGCGACAGGCCATTAAGGAAATTCTATACGATTTTTGCACGTATCCCGCCTGTTTTCTCAAGGGACCCATTCTCGTCAAGGAGGCCCAGTTAAAACAGCAATTCAACCCGCAGACGCGGAAGTGGACAACCGCTGTCGTCGTCAAGAAGATCGACACGTGGAAACGCGTGGCTCCTGATAAAATCTATCCGGAGCCGCATTCGACGAGCATCAACGGCGGCTATCTTATAGAAGTATCGGCGTACAAGCGTAAGGATCTCTACAACAGTATCGGCATTGAAGGCTATAGCGAGACGGCGATCCGAGAAGTCCTGCGGCAGCATAAAAACGGCGGTCTCAAGATCTGGACCCTGAATGACAACGAAAAGGCGAGGATTGAGAAGAAATCCGAGTACATTGTCGGCAACGACATAGACGTCATAATATTCTGGGGGCCGATATCCGGTCAATTTCTCATCGACTGGGGCATCAATGAAAAGTCGGAGATAGTCACGGACGCTGAACGTGAATACGAGGCCTGCGTGGAACTGATCGGCACGACGGTCATCATGGCCCGCCTGAACCCAGACCCACTCGGCCAGAAGCCCTACTATAAAACTAGCCTCATCGAAGACCCGGACCGATTCTGGAATAAAGCCGTTCCGGATATCCTCAAAGATGTGGCCGCGCTCTGCAGCGCAGTCCTTCGCGCATGCGGAGTCAACGCGGCGTTCGCCGCCGGTCCTATGGTAGACATCAACATCGAACGCATGAAGGACCAGAACGACACGTCAATCTATCCCCGGCGCAAATTTCTGTCTACAAATAAACAGATGACGGAATCGAAGGCCGTGAATTTCTATCAGCCTCAATTACTGACGACGCAACTCTCCAACTTCCTCGAATTCTGCCATACGCTTGCCGATGAATGGATAAACGTGCCGCGCATAACGCACGGAGGCGATACGTCGGGGAGTGGAGTGACGAGCACGGCGAGCGGTACCAGTATGTTCATCACGCAGTCCAGCCGTGGCGTAAAGGCAAGCGCGAAGAACGTGGACGGCGTTATCGAGGGCAGCGTGACCAAACAATACCAGGTAAACCTCTGGGAAGACGAGAAGAATGAATTCGGCGGACCCTATCTGGACGCCAAGATCGTCGCCCGCGGATCGTCGAGCCTCATGGCCAAGGAACAACAGGCCGTCCGACGTCAGGAATTCACCACCCAGTTATTGCCGGAAGAAAAGCAGTTGCTCGGCATGGAAGGTCTCAAGGGGATCCTGCAGGAAAAGCTCAAGGCGCTCGAGATGGACGTCGATAAACTCCTACCTGACGACCGTAAGCTTATACAGGATATGACGGGCATGCAGATCACCGGCGGACAGCCTCAACTCCCCAGTCCCCCGCAGGCCGCAAATCCGGAGGCTTTATCAATGGCTGGCGACATGAGTGGCGGCCGTGACTTCAGTGCATTTCAGGGAGCACGGGTATGATTCAGCCTGCCAAAGAAGAGGTTATGGCGCTAGTCAGACTAAAATCCAGTAAGGATTTTGAGATTATTACAAACTGGCTACGGAACAGCATGATACAACAGAGCCTCGACAATATTCACCAGCGAGACGGCGTAGAGGATAGGATGATGCAGGGCCGTTGTCAGGAGCTCGATGAATTTCTGAAGCATGTAAAGGAAGCCGAATCAAATCTCAAGCGGATGCAGGAACCGCAGAAGAGCATGACATCATAGGAGGCCATTATGTATCGCATGGTTCGCGTTAAAGGATCTATGGTATTCGATGCCGTAGAAACCGTGAAGACGTTCAAAATTCAGGAAAACGGCAGTATGACCGATCTGGCCGTGGTGATGCCGAACTTCACGAACGCCATCACGGGTACGCTCACCATCGAGGACGAGGACGGCGTGGTGCTCTACACGAAGGCTGCCATCGCTAGGAACGCGACGACCATCGTGAACACACTGAGTGTTCCCGTGGATCGAAACTATATCGGTAGGCTGACGCTTTCCGGAGCCGGCGGAGCGGGCGGCGGAACGGTGAGTGCTAAAATTTGGGTGGACACGAGAAGGCCATAATGGCGATCAGCGAAGAACAGAAGGCAGAGGCCCAGAGCGACCTGAATGAATTTTTCGCTCAGCTCGAGGCGTTTCCCGAGAAATCGTACACGCTCAGGCTTGAGGGCGGCAAGGGACAATACCGTGGGGCCGGGCTAGAAATCAACAAGCCGGCAGGTAAGGGATTGAGCTTCACGAGATAATAAATCAGATTTCAGATAGACAGGTAGAATGACAGCGAAAGGAGATAGGCATGATACTTAAAGTGATGACGGAAAGCGGATGGCTGTATATCGGCGGCATAAAGTCGTTGGACTTCAACAAGGACGTGTCGGTAAAGGATTATGGAGTAGGCGGCATAGCGGACGAGGACTGGTATGAAATAGTTGGCCAAGTCCCTTCACAATCAGATGCCAAGCCTACACAAAAGAAGATTGTCGGCATGCGGGAGAACGGAAAATCGTTTCTGGTAAAGTTCGATTCTCCCGCGTATATGATGAGTGACGACGGCAAGACTATAGAGCGATTCTAACAACCAACCCTGTCTATCTGGAAAATTACAGGGCAAGCCATGCGGTCTTTGACAACCTAATAGCAGTTTACGGAACTCAGAACACACTGACCCGTTATCCGACGCTCCCCAGGGAAGCCGTCACGATAACGGGTTTTTCTTTTATACGGCCCAGACTGAACCCCGGGATCTCCCGGCTCAGCAGCGGTCAACGCATTACCGCAGAACCCCGGGTCAACCGGCTCTGTGTAGGCGAACCCCGGGAAACCGGCT